GGAAGCTAGCAAAACTTGAAAGTAAAGGTGTTCACCCTCAAGTACCTATGGGTATGGACAAATTTCATAATGCTTTGATTCCCGTTTTTGATGAAGATAAGGGTAAGAGTTTTAGGAGCGGTTTTATGTTTAAAGCTAATGTTGATGGTATGATTGGGTTTATAACTAAATCACATCTTGTAACTCCTAAATCTTATGTTATGGACGATAAAGGTTCTAAATATTTTTTGAGTGGAAACGATCCTAAAAAATTTGGTATGGATAGGGTTTTTTATGACATTAATGGTTTCTTTGATTTCGGGAAACATATTAAGAAACAAACTATCGGTATTAAACCCATAAAGTATGAAGTTGGCACCACTAGATCTGTTACTATGTACTCCTTTGATGATGATGATAAGCCTATTTGTTCAATTGGTGATGGAGTGTATAAAGAAGATCAATTGTGGCATGTTAATTTTACTACAAGGCCCGGTCAGTGTGGCTCTTTATATGTTGATTCTAATACTAGAGAGGTAATTGCTGACCATAACTATGGGAATTTAGGAGAGAGGGAAAATGGTGGGGAGGCCTTCTCTACTTGTTTACCTTACTGCTCAAAAAACTGAAGTATCCTGGGGTTAGGTGGCTCCATGGTCGTAATAAGTACCTAAATATGCCTGTAGTAGGGCATACACCAGTTGCTCCGTTGGCTGGTGCTTCTAGGTATGTTCGAGAACCAATTAAGATTTTTGATCCAGGTGACGAATATATCAAAGAGGCCCAGTCTATCGCCGCAACTTATGTGGGTGTGAATCCAGATAAGGCGAATGTCGATAAATCCTTTCGTAAGATGGACAATCATATTGATTTTGCTTTTGAGAAAGACCCTTTGTTTCATAGGGCTTATAAAGTATTTGATGACATGGTGTCTAGTGCTATGTTCAGTGATACGTTAAGTCATGATGAAGCTATTTCTCGAATTGATATGACTAAATCTGCAGGGTTTATTGTGCACCCTCGTGCTTATAAAAAGAAAAGTGATTATTTCGATAAAGCTCCTTTAGAACATTTGCATAGTTATTCTGATGTGTGTTGGTCTGGGAGTGGAAAGTCTGAATGGAAACCAATTGAGGATTACTATTCAAATGATATCCGTACTTTTGTTGGTGCTCCAGCTAATTTTGTTTATTGGCAACATAGATATTTCGGCGCTCAGAATGATTCTTTAAAAAATTTTCAC